AAAAATCAACTGCAGCACTTTTACCGCCTGTAATTGCACTCGCTAACCGCGCCCTACCCCATGAATGGGCGCTTTGATTAGGTCGACTACCTGACGAAAAATACGCACCCTGTCCTTTTTTTTCAATTGTCGAAAGAGCTTTTACGCTGCAACCTGTTTTTTTTGCTAGAGCGGCAGACGGAACTACCTTGTTTATTTTGTATATTTTCTCTGCTCGGATAATATGACTCGACTTTTTTGATGGAAATGAATTTACGTTTTTACGTGTATAATAAATGCCCTTTCGATAGAGTTTTCTTGATTTTACTAGTTCTTTTTTTACAATTTGACGGTCTTTACTTGTAAGAAATGATGGTATATATCTTTTGGGTACAAGTTTCATTGTATTTTTGTATTTTTTATATGTAATATATAGACATGTTAAAAAATAGGGAATAAAATAATATAACAACAAAATAATAAAAATGTTATAAATTGATTTAAATTTAAATTTATAACGTTGTTTGCGTAATATCGAATAAAACGTAAATATGAGAACGATTTCGAATCCTGCCGGGTTTAGAGACGGTTTGAGACGACGATTCAAAACACTGTTATCCGATTGTGAAGTTGCATTTTCATCTTCTTTAGAGGATTCAACGGTTGAAGTAATGTCCATAAACTTGGAACGCGGTATTTATAATTACACTCTTCAAAAGGCGGACAAAGATCAAGTGATTAAAAAATGGAGCAACCCGTTCTTTGTGTTTATGTCTCACCAAGAAATGATGCCTGAAAAATGGACCGCGTTACTAGAACAAAAACGGATACGTGACAAGAATAAATATGAAGTTCATTTGGAGGCATCAACTGACAACTTCTTGTGCTACAAGTGTAAGTCGCGAGAATGCACATATTATCAAATGCAGACTAGGTCGGCTGATGAGCCAATGACAACATTTGTCACCTGCATAAAATGCGGTAACCGTTGGAAATGTTGATTGTTGATTGGTATTCATCCTTCACGGTGTTAACTTATCACCTTGTTCATTAACAGTTGCTTGGCGTTGAGCATCCAATAGTGCTTGGGTAGAATTTCCTGGACATTGTTGATCAGCAGGATTAGTACATGATACGCCGTGTTGTGGTACAGTAGCTACGCTTTCGCCGCCATGTTGTGCTTGTGTTTTAGAATACGAATTATTATTTTTATTTTTTCTTATTTTTCGGTGCAAAAAATTCAGCCGAATGCGTTTACTAACAATTTGTCGCTGTTTTTTATTTATTAATTTACTCTTACTATGCCGACCACTATGTTTATGCGAACCGCGCATACGCAGTCGTATACAACATTTACATTTGCATTTACATGTACGAGAGTGTAGTTTTTTTTTCATTTTTCTAGTCGCTCTTCCTCCTCCTGCAATGTTATTTATCATGTTTTGTTTTTCAGCGTTGTCAGAGATCGCTTGAGTACTTGCTTCAGGGGATGCTAATTGTTTGTCTAAAACCATCGGAGTCGGCGCCAGTTGCGCACTTGTTGGGGGCGGATTCGGAGTCGCATGACGAGTTACACCAGGTCCGTTCGACGCCATTTTCTATTTATCTATAATACAAATAATTTTCTATTACTCTTATATACAGTAACCATATAAATAAAATAAGTTAATAAATAAATACGATCATTTGTTCTACAACCTCACTTCGAAAATGGCAAGTAATTTATTATTGACTAGAAATAAAGAAAATGGAATTATTGGCGGAGGGTATACTCTAAATTCGTTATTTTTAAATTCTGGAATTCCTGCATTTACGCATACAAGAGGGGGTCAAAGCGGTGGTCGAAGTAGATCAAAAGATCCGGACCTGGACACCATTAAGGTATCTGACGTAATAGAATATGCAAATGGAAATGATAAAGTGATTGTTCCAGCAGGAATATTTATGGTGCATGGAAAAATAGAAATTGACGATAATGACCCATCTTCATCTTCGTCGAAATCAAAATCATTAGCGGATACTTTTAATAAAATGTATGATTCAAATTCAAATTCAAATTCAGAATCTGATACGTCAGACACAGACGAACCGCAATCAGAGGTCATTTCAAATGATATGTATCAAAATCTATTAGCTATGGTATCTCCTGATAATGTACACAAATATTGGAATCCAACTGCGTCTAACACGCGTCGTAGAAAAAAACAAACAGCTTCTAACCCATCCATCAATCACGATAAAAACAAAAGTCGCAAAAAACGACAATAAATTTACATAAATTACATAATTTAGATTAAAATAGATAAATTACATAATAAATATATTAAACATATTTTAGAAATATTTTTAAGGATTAAAGAAAAGTAATTTATTTTAATTTATTTTCATTTCGTTTCATTTTTTTGTTATCATGTCTCAGACCGAAACATTTATCAAAATGAAGTAATATTTTCGCCAGATTCGGCAGTTTCAAATAATGTAAATGTCGAATTTTTGCCGAATGTTGACTTTAGAATGGTATGGAATTTATCGGACGTTACGGAAACCACAAAAGACCATTTATGGAAGCACTTACAACTAGTAACGTTTACAATTTTGGGAAATATTTCTAAAGATAAACTTTCGTTTGGAGATACTGCAAAACTATTTGAAGCAATTGAGGAAGACGAGCTGCGCAGTAAACTTGAAGAGACAATGTCAGGAATCCAAACTTTATTTGAACAATATCATGAAGACACTAATAATGATGACGATGGCGATGATGGTGACAATGACGCCAACAACCAGCAACCTCATGAGAAGAAACAAGAAGAGGCGGCAGATGAACCTAAAGAAGAACCTGGCAGTCATTCTTCGAGTTCAAGTTCAAATTCAAAGTCAAAGTCTCGTCCCGCACAAGATTCTTTTCCAAATGCGGAAACCATTCATGAGCACTTGTCGGGTCTACTCGATGGGAAAATTGGCGCGCTTGCAAAAGAAATTGCGGAAGAGACTGTAAGCGAATTAAACATTGATGTTTCAAATGAAAGCAGTGTTAGTGGAGTATTTCAAAAATTGCTCAAAAAGCCAGGCAAACTTACTGGCATAATTAAAAAGGTAGGTGAAAAACTTGATAAAAAAATGAAGTCTGGCGACATCAAGGAAAGCGAAC